AAAGGCAAATTTATATTTAAGGCAAATTTCATAAAGGCAAATTTCATAAAGGCAAATTTCATAAAGGCAAATTTCATAAAGGCAAATTTCATAAAGGCAAATTTATTTTTCATAAAAAAAGGCAAATTTATTTTTCATAAAAAAAGGCAAATTTATTTTTCATAAAAAAAGGCAAATTTATTTTTGACAAAAAACATCAAATTTTTTTTGGACAAAAAAAACAAAGTGCAACAACAAAAAGCCACAAGACATTCTAAGCCTCTACATTACAATATAAATATATATAGGTAGTAATGCATTACTTTAATATAAAAATACCGCACAAAGGCTTAGAGGCTCTCTTATATAAAGATTTATTTATTAAGGGCATAAAAAAAGGCGGTAATAATACCGCCCTTTATTGGTTGGGTTTAGTTAGTCTATAGATTCTAAAAGTTCATAAAGTGTAGTTCCTTTATCCTCTCCCATTGGTTCGCTGTAGTATTCTCTAATAACTCCCTTTCCTTCTATAGGTTCATCAAGCAGATAAAAGACATCTCCAAAACTTTCTTTTATAAATTTGGCTTTTAAACCTTCAATTTCTACTTCTGCCCCCTCTTCTTCGTCATAAGCATATAAATCTTTTTTAAATATTTTCATTCTTGTACCTCTCTCATGTCGTTAAAGTCTCTCACTATCTCTATATCAACATGAAACAAAGCATAGCATTCTTGATTGTCACAGCCCCATGTTTCAACTTCACAGCCTAAATATTCTTCAACATATTCTAAAAAACCCTTTTTGCATTTTTTACATCTTTGCATTATTTACCCCTTATTAATTTTAATTTATGCCCTTGATTAGTTAGGCGGTTAAATTTGTCTTGCATGGTTACAAGACATGAACCCCTAAAGGCTATAAAGCCTTTAAGTGTTCCATTGTTTATTATTAGTTTATATTTCATTACTTCACCCCCTCTATATATTCTTTTGCCTTGTCTGTATTTACATAATCACAAATATCTAAACGCCTTTTTTGAGTTGCTGTATCTAAGCTCTCCCAATCACTAGGAAAAGAAATGCCATTAATGGTTTCATAAAATCTTTTTCTTTGGTTGTTGTTCTTTCTAATAGATTCTTCATTATCACTTTCAGACATTAAAGAAAAGATTCTTGATATGTTGCTAACTGTTTTCAAAGGATCAGAACTTTTCAAGGGATCATCACAAGAAATTAAATCATCATCTTTTAATAACTTTCTTGCTTGTTCTTCAAAGTCTTCAACTCTTATTTCTTTATTTGGATTTATCCAATATAAATGCCTACCTGTTGTAACGCTCCAATCATTGACGCTTATTAAATCATCAATAGCTACTAACGTCTGATAAGAAAAAAACAACTCACGCCCATTAACTATATGGCTATATAGGTTTTTAGTTGTTCTTAAATATCTAGGCTTAGAGCCTTGTAAATCTATTTCACTTTTTAAAATACTCATGTTTATATTCTCCTTATTAAATAATTATTAAAATGTTGTATCGCCTATAACTGACTCTGTATGCCATTCTCCCAAATTCCAAAACATACCTGTAGTTGTTTCTATCCTTTCTTTTAAAGCATTACATCTGATTAAGTCAAAGGCTGTATAAATTAATCTAGGCTCAATCTTTAACAGTAAAGAAAAATTAGAGTTATCGCAGTTACAGATTGCGGTTGTTACTCTGTCCCAATCTCCCTCTCTTAATGCTTCAGATATTTTCAATGCTCTTGTACTTGCTAGGCCTCTGTCTATTAAAGATAAGGCCATGTAGTCTGTGTATATATCTGTCTGTGGTCTGTATTCTATTTTCATATTTATATTCTCCTTTTTTATATACTGTATATTTATACAGTATGTTTAGTTCTTAATTGAACTTAATGCTAATGATATATAAATATATATTTATATGCAATAGATAAAGCAAATTATTTTTAATAAATATTTATTTCTTTTTTAATACCTTTATAAGTTTCATGAATAATACATTTAGTATTATTTTCTTGTCATTCCCTTGATTTTTTCGCGTTGTTTCTTCTTGTCCTCTCAATCCCTTTGTTTATAGGCTTCTGATGGCTTAGGTTCTTCTGACCCAATGGGTACGCAGGTTGCAGCACCCCATTCTTTTTGTAGCGACAGACCATTACTATTCATCGGATTTATATCTCATCCACAGAATTCAATTAAGGTAATTTACCTTAACCCCAAATGTTTTGTTTTTATATTTTCGCTGTGATATATTTATATTTATGAGTATTAAGAAATCAGAATAGTAGTTGGCCACACAAAGAGAAGTTGCAGATCATTTAGACCTATCTGTTAAAAGAATATCTGAGTTAATCAGAGATGGTATATTGCCTTCAAAAATGGGAAGAAGTCCTTTGAACTTAGATGTTTGCAGGGTTGCATATATATCGTATCTTAGAAAGCTGGGTGGGTATAACAAAAGAAGTGGAACTGGTGATATTGCAGAAGAGAAGGCGAGACTCACTAAAGCACAGGCAGATAAGGCTGAGTTAGAGGTTGAGCAATTAGAAGGCTCATTAATTCCAGCTCAATTAGTTCAAGATACTTGGATTGAATATGTTTCAAACTCTAGGGCGAAAATATTAGGTTTACCTTCAAGAATAGCTCATCAGGTTATTACAGTAGATCAATACGCTGAAGCAGAATCAATAATTAAAGAAAAAGTTTATGAAATACTTGAGGAATTAGCACAACATGGAATACCTAAAGAATATAGAAAAAGTGATTCAACAAACGAATCAGGCATGGACTCCTCCTCCTAATTTAAAAATTAGCGATTGGGCAGATTCTTATAGAAAATTATCACCTGAATCTTCAGCAGAGAGTGGGGCATGGAAAACCTCAAGAGCACCATATCAAAGAGAGATTATGGATTCTTTTAACGACCCAAGTATTCAAAGAATAGTATTTATGAAATCGGCTCAGGTTGGAGCTACAGAAATATTGCTTAATGTTATTGGATATTATATAGATCAAGACCCCTCTCCAATGTTGGTTATGCAGCCTACTTTACAAATGGGTCAGGCGTTCTCAAAAGATAGGTTAGCTACTATGATTCGTGATTCTGAAAAGATAAGGGGTTGCGTTAAAGACCCAAGAAGCAGAGATAGTGGTAATACAGTTTTGTCTAAAAAGTTTCCTGGTGGTAACTTAAACATAGTTGGCTCTAATTCTGCATCAGGATTAGCTTCAAGGCCAATTAGAATTGTTCTTGCTGATGAAGTTGATAGGTATGAAGCCTCAGCAGGTTCAGAAGGAGACCCAATATCACTAGCAACTAAAAGAACTACTACTTTTTGGAATAAAAAGATTTACTTATGCTCAACACCAACTGTAAAAGGATTGTCAAGAATAGAAACTGCTTTTGAAGAGTCTGATAAGCGTTATTATCATGTGCCTTGTCCTGAATGTAATAAGAAACAAGTCCTGAAGTGGAAAAATATAGTTTGGGATGAAAACAAGCCTGAAACAGCATCTTATGCTTGCGATCATTGTGGCTCTGTAATAAATGAATCTAAAAAACAATGGATGTTAAAGCATGGAGAGTGGATAGCCTCATCTAGTAGCTCTAATACAGCAGGATTTCATATATCTGAGCTTTATTCAGTTTGGTCAACATGGGCAGATATGGCTAAGAATTTCCTAGAGGCTAAAAAACAGCCTGAAATGCTTAAGACTTGGATAAATACCGCATTGGGAGAATCTTGGGAAGAGCAGGGAGAAACTATTGAGCATGAAAAATTACTAGAAAGAAGGCTTAATTATGACTCTGAAACAATACCTGAAGCTGTTTTAGTTTTAACTGCTGGTGTTGATACACAAAAAGATAGACTAGAGCTGCAAATGGTTGGCTGGGGTTCTAATTATGAATCCTGGGTCATAGAATATAAAATCTTTTGGGGAGACCCAAATGCTGCTAATGTTTGGCAAGAGCTTGATAATTATCTTAAAAAACGATTTAAGACTGAAAATGGCAGGATTCTAACCATATCTTGTACCTGTATTGACTCAGGTGGCCATCATACGAACCAAGTATATCAATTCACAAAACCAAGACAGGGAAGAAGAGTTTTTGCTGTTAAGGGATTATCAACAGCAGGAAAGCCAATAGCTAACAGACCTACATTTGTTGGAAAAAATAAGGCTGTTTTATATGGTGTTGGTTCAGATAGTGCAAAAGAAGCTATTTTTGCTAGATTATCTTCTGAGCCTGAGTATACAACACTGCATTTCTGCTCTGATCTTGATGAAGAGTATTTTCAACAACTTACAGCAGAGAAAAGAGTTACAAAGTTTGTAAGAGGCAAAAAATCACTAGTTTGGAAGCAAATAAGGCCAAGAAATGAAGCGTTAGATACATTAGTATATAATTTTGCTGCTATTTATATATTAAATCCAAATTACGACACAATTGAACAAAGAATCCTGTCTCAACAAATAAAACCAGCAGAAGATGGTAAAAAAACACAGAAAAAAGGCATAAATAGGGGTAATTTTGCTACTTCCTGGAAGTAATTTGACTTTTCTTTGTTAATGTGTTGACTTTTTGATAGAAAACCATAGTGTGATATTAGATATATCTTAAACACTTATGAGGTTTTTTGCTTGAGCAACAAATTTGACAGAGAAAATTATCCTTCTCAAGAGCCT